CCATCGTTCTATGTAGGTTCTTGGTATCCGTTAGGTAGGAATCAAGGTCTACAAATTCGCCATAGGTGATATCCTCCAATGAGGGGATGAATCCAAACTCTTGCCCGTTAAGCATAAATCTTTGGGTGAGTGAGGGCTTATCATTCATCATCGTATTGATGTGCTTAAAAACGCTTGAAACATCCTTAAAGCGGACATTGGGTAGCTTTTCAAACGGCACATTGCAGAATATCTCTAACATTTTCTTTGTTAGAAATTCCTCGTCACCCTCCAAACGAGCAAAGCGTTGGTATTGCTCAAGGGTAATCTCCGATAGCGAGGTGGGTACAATGACTTTTAGTTCCATCGCTTAAATAACCTTTTAAATTTATCTTATGGCATAACGCCCGTAGTTCGGACGGCTCAACCTATTGAAGGTAGCATAGCGTGTTGCATCAATGGCGTGATTGAACGCATCAATAGGTCTATTGAGTAGGTTTCCATTTTTATCCTCTTGCCATTTGTAGTTCTGAAACTCTCGGAGGGTATTATGGTTTCCCTTAATCAGAAATATCTTGTGGCGTTTGAGGATGTCTATCCCAGCCATCACGCTATCCGCACCTTTAGCCGTTGGCTTTACATTCCATCCCATACGATGGAGTTCCTCAATGCTCTTGGGTTCGGCACTATCTGCCCATATCTCATCAAACCTTGTGAGACCAAGTTGGGATAGTTTCTCGCTAATGTCTTGGTTGGTGAGGTTGGTGTGGTACAGTAACTCTTGGATGTATAGATTCTCGCCATCCTTAAAGACCTTGACAAGAGCAGTAGGGTCGTTGGTGAATCCAAAGTCCAATCCTAATGATACGAGTTGACCTTTCGGTTCTTCCGCTATTTGGAATTGGAAGATTGTAGCTCTTGACATACCACGCTCTCCAAGACCATAGATTCTCCAATAGTCCTCATCGGTGTATTTGAGCCTCTCAATCTCATCTACGATTGTTTGGTCAAGGAAGGGATTGTCCTTGTAGGTGGATTGAATGTAGGTGACATCATCACGGGTGAGGAGTCTATCGTAAATCCAATGAAACGAGTCAGAGGGGTTGTAGTCAATCCATATCTTCTCCGTTGTTCTGACAAGCAACTGGAAGAAGTCTTCCCAAGTGAGTTCGTTAGCCTCATTGCAAAACAAGAAGTCACGCCTTGCTCCGCGTTTCTTTTGCGGTTGGTCTAATGAGATGAACTCAAAGAGGTTTCCGTTGAGGGTGTAGGTGTAGTCGCTCTTGTTGTGGAACTTCTCATCATAGACTCCCAAGTTGTTTAGAATCTCAAAGAAGTCCCGATAGGCAGTCATTTTAAGCGATGGGAGAGACTTTCTCACTATGGAGTATACCTTTCCCTTCGTTTGGTATGATTTGACAATAAGGAGCTGCAAAAGGGAGTAGGTCTTACCACTACGAGTACCTCCTTGATTGACGATAATCTTGGTAGTTGCTTCCCAATTCTTTTCAAAGACGGGGCCGTACTTAATCTTTAGGCTTGACAAACTCCAACTCTATTTTGGTGATACCCTCGTCTACTTCGTGCTTGTTCTCCACCCTTGCGAGTTTTGGGGTTGTGTACTCTCCTAACTTGGTGAGAATGTCAAGGGCTGCCTTTGGGTCATCCGCAGCTACTTGAGTTAGCCAAGTGGTCATATTCTCCAAGTTGTCCTCAATGAGTTTTTGGAATGCTTCTCGGATTTTGTTTGTTGCCTTGTTGGGAGTGCCTTTAGGTCGGCCTCCACTATGTCCCGCTACGAACTTTCCAGAATTATCTCTATCCTCCATTTTTGTCCATTGTTTATGGAAGTAACTTCTTTTTGTGTATTTCCCGAAGGTAGTCTTTTGGTAGGTTTGTTCCAAAGTCGGCAGCGTAGTGGCAATTCCTACAAAGAGCCATTAGGTTTTCTATTACATCCTTTGTCTTACTGCCTCCCATTCCTCTTGGCTCTATATGGTGGATATCTACTGCTTTAGCACCGCATACCTCACAAGGGATAAAGTCCGTTTGGTCGTATCCCATTTCTTGTAAATATACTTTAGTGTGTTTTTTCATAATCCGCAGGATCCGCTATCGCATTCATTGAAGTCATCATCAAAGAGGTCAAATTGTAGTCGGTGTCTCTTAATAGCCTCGTAGGACATTTCTTTTTTGAATCTTGCTTTTGCCGTTTCTTGCTTTGCAAACCAATTAAACTTGTTGGGTTCTTTCTCTGACATATGCTTGAGTAGTATCTCATTGCGGTGAAAGCATCCCACACAATTATTCATATACGCAAAGCGCACGGGCTTGTCTTGCCAGAAGGACTCTATCTTGTCTTTATAGATATTGTCATTGATCAGAGGAAAGGTTGTCTTTCGGTATTTGAGTTCTTTCCATTTGTTCCTTCCTCCTTCGCTTTGACCTACTATAAACTTGTCATATTGGAATCCATCCTCTCGGTGGCGGTCAAGCATTGAGTTGGCTCTCTTTACTTCATTTGCTCTAAACCCTATTCTCATCTCAATGGGTAGCTCGGTGTTCTCGTGGCACCATTTTTTGATGGGATTGATTTTTAGTTCAGTTGTACAAAAGCGTTGGGTGACATTAGGGAGGTACTTGTATTCCTCTCCACTTGGTTTAGTTCCTTGTATGATTACCTCGTCAAAGGGTTTGCCAGTAATCCAAGTGATGGGTCTTCCTATGTATTGTTCAAGGTCAAGCATCGTATAGATGATTGTGTCTTGCTCAAGTGTCCCAATGAACTCTTGGCCTATTCTATCTGACACCTCTTGGCGAATCTTTGCATCGGGGAACAAGCACGATGTATCGGTTGTCCTAACCAAAGAGAACAATTCATAGTCTGCGGGATAATTCGCAGCGATGTATGAGGATGTCTTGCCTCCAGATAACGAGTTTACAGTTGTCATAGGTGCATCCCACTCTTGCTTACAAAGCTAATTCCCCACCATAGCCACCCAATAGATACACAACCGTTGCAGATTGCTGAATCGTAGGAGATGGAGATGTGCGGGAGCAAATGTACGCTTCCCACATATTTGAATGTTTCAATAGCCATTGTGTTTAAGGTGTTTGGTTAGTATGCTTTTTTGTAGTTCATCCATTTGAACATTGTCGTGCATCCATTTTAGGTAGTCAAGGTCGTTTATCTTGGATAGTTTCCAGCCCTTGTATCTCCCAATCATCATCTTTTCATCTGATATGCGAAAGGGGTTTTTGTATCCCTTGTAGGGTATGTGATGGTTTTGAATCCCCTTTCGGTTTTCCTTTAGTAGGGTGCGTTTATTAAGCCCTTTATCTTTTTTCACAACTCATAAACTTTCACATTAGCCGTGTAAGCACTATGCTCACAATCCCGTGCGAAGATTATCGCTTCTCTTTTTTCCTTGAATGTCTTTCTGGCGTTGAGTAGCCAAGTATCATTCTCAAGGAACTTATCATAAACGACTACATAACTCATTTCTCTTTGGTGTTAAAGGTTTGTTTCTCGGTTAGAAATTCTTTTTTTGGTTATCTCAACATATTCTTCACTTATATCTATTCCTATGTAATTGCGGGAAAGAATAGACGCAGCAACACAAGTAGAGCCACTCCCACACATAGGGTCAAGAACTAAATCGCCCTCTTTTGAAAAAACAGAAATAATATCATAGGGCAATCTATCGGGGAATGTGGCGGGATGCAAACGCTTCACTCTATTCTTGTCCCCGCCATTTAAATACTTCCAAATAGTACCGCGACATTTCATTGTTTGAATTTCCGTTACTCTTGAGGGTAAGGTTGTTCCGTCTTTTTTTCTAATTGCTGACCCTTTCATTTTTTTTCCTCCGTGAATCGTTGGAATTTTTATTAAGGTTTTGTCAAAGTGTCTTGGTCTCTTTCCTTTGATAAATATTGGGAGGTATTCGTGGTCAACCCTAAATCTTTTTGACCACCAAGCTCCTTCAATGCCATATTTTTCATAAATACAACACTCAAATAAACCAAATCCGATTTTATCCACCCAATCAACAATGGTTCTAAATGATGTTAAAGATTTCCAGCCGTCAATGGTTTGGTCTTGGATTACCATAGCGCATATTCCACCTTCTTTTAATACGCGATATAACTCCTTACCCAAATCAATAATGTCAAAAGAATAGCCGTTATAGTCGCGAAGGTTGTCATATGGGGGCGAGAAAACAACAAGGTCAACTATATCGCTCGGCAATGTTTTTAGGTATTGCACGGATTCGCCACAAATAATTTTACTTTCTTCCATTATTTCTCTTTAGTGTTAAATTCCATCGTTAAGGGCTTATTTTACACTTTGTGGTGTTTTCATCTTACACTTTGAAAAAGGTTTGGGGGAGGCTAAAGAAACCAACCTAACTCACCAAGAGTGCCTCCCCCTCTCCTTATTGTGCTATTTGTCGGTCAAGCCATCTGCGGTACATATTCGCTGCTACCGCCAATCGTTGTGGATAATAGGCATAGTCCTTCTTTAGCCTTGCCATTGCTATCCTAATAAATTGCTCTTTCATTCCAATGTTCCTTGAATGGTGTAAGAATCCAAATCATTGTGTAAGACGAAGAAGTCCTTGTAATCTTTCAGAGCATCCTTCACCTTCTTGTATCCCTTGTTGATGAATGAGTCTGCAACATCAAAGACACCGATGTCCAATGACCCCTTGTCAATGGCTATGAATTTGAAGTTGTCTATTGGTACATTAAAGAGTTGTGTGTAGATGAAGGCTTGGATGTCGTATCCGTATTTCTCGGCACTCCATTGGAAAGCTCTTACATCTTGGGTTGTTTTTAGGTCTGCCACATATTTGTACTTGGGGTCGTATATGTCGGCTTTTGCTCTAAAGGCGAACCCTTCTAACATTTGGATTGCGGGTACTTCAAACTCGCATCCTCCTATCATCGTAAGCACATACTCATTGCGGAGGGCTGCATCTACGATTCGCATATTCTCATCATACTCCTTTGCCGTGAGGACTATTTTATTGCTTTTCGCCTTTCCTTCTTTGTAGGCTTTCGCTACACGGCTCTGAACATCTACGATATGGAAGCGGTCATCAAAGAGATGAGGCTCAAGAATCATCGTATGGATGAATGTTCCTATCTGAAGAGCGGAGGAGTTCTGCTCTTGTCCGTAGGTGGTGATGAACTTGTAATGCTTGGGACTCTTGGTCAACAGTTTGATGTTGGATGAACTCATTGCGTTCTTACCCAAGTATCCGTAGTAGAACTCGTCATCGGTCATTTTGGCAAGTAGAGCATCTTGCTCCCAAGTATCGCCATTGAGTAGTGTGATCATTTGAATAGTGGTTTACATTGTTCTGCTACTGCTTGTACTACATCAACAGTTACTGCGTTACCGCATTGTTTGTAGCGTTGGGTGTTGGTCATTGGTTTCTTCTGATCGTCATAGATTCCAAAAGCGGTATGATTGTCGGGGAAGCCTTGCAATCTTTCACACTCAATGGGCGTGAGTCTTCGGATGCGATAAGATTCAAATACTACTTGATTACAACTCGTTTCAAGTGTTTGAGCTTTCTGCTTTCCTACTCTTCCTCTGCGAGTTTCCGAATTGGGTTGAGAAAGGTTGATGCTATCACCACTTGTTGCTTCTTCATATCCTTGAGAGGTGGCTGACTTTACTCGTAAAATCAAATCACTCTTGCCTTGATTAAGTGCGGGGACAATACCTTCTGCATCATACACTCGGTCTTGTTGATAGGGTTGAGTTCCTCCGTTAGAGTCAAGTTTAGTTCCTATTTGCTTGACTTTGACTAATTGCATTCCAGCGTGTCCCTCTTGTCCTCTTGCAGTAAGGCACTTTGTAATGGCTTTTCTTGAGCATTCCAATTCGCTATTTGATTGATTGCCTTCTCTGATAGGAAATACTCCTCGCCAATTTCGCTTGGTGGTTGTAGAATATCCGACAAGGTATATCCGCTCTCTATTTTGGGGTAGAAACCACGATGTATTAAGCAATTGCCATTCAAGTCTATAACCCCCAATGTTGGTAAACTCTTGGAGGATTGCCGAAAAATCTTCGCCAGAGTTGCTGCTGAATGCTCCTTTAACATTTTCCCAGATAAAAACTCTTGGTCGGCATTCCCCAATGAGGCGAATGGCTTCAAGGATAAGGCTACTTCGGTCTCCTTCCATCCCTTTACGCTTTCCAGCAAGGCTAAAGTCTTGACAAGGACTTCCAAAGGTGATAAGGTCAATTCGCGGGAGGTCTCCTCCCCGAACATCTGTAACTGATCCGACATAAGTTGATTTTGGGAATTGATGTTTGTAAACTGCGATAGCGTGTTTGTCTATCTCTGAAAAGAAGGAGGTGACTTTGTATCCCGCTCTTTCAAAGCCAAGATGAAAGCCACCTATCCCACTAAATAAATCTAATTGGGTAATCTTCATTCGTGATAGTCTTCGTAGTTGCAGTCAAGGCAAATACCATTATGGTCAAGAACCGTGTAGCAGTATTCGCAGCGTTCGGGTTCTCCGTAGGGGTCGGGTGCGCCAAATTCAGAACACATAGGTCAAGAGTTTGAGGATGGCGAATGGGGAGAGCAATAGAGCGATTAACATCGCGTAACCAAAAGCGTAAGCTTTGTAGTCTTCAAGTGAGGTTGGTTTTTTCATCTTGGTTGTTGTTGGTTTCAACAAATATAGTTGAAAAATTTATTCCACCAAATACTTTAGCAAAAAAAAAGAGGGGTCATTCGCCCCTCCATTGTGTGTAGCATACGGCTACTCGTTGCTCCCTATCGGGAAACTCTGATTTTAGTTCCTCCATACAACGGGCCATAAACTCTTGTTGGGATTCTCCTTTAGGAATTGGTAGTGGCATAGCGCAATAGTTTAAATGACTTGAGTTCCTTTAGGTCGGTGAGGTGAATCTTGGTCAATACATCATCTCTTCCCTCGCGTTGATAGAGCTTCTTGTAGGCATCTTGTTTGCCCACAAAAGTGTTCTCTATATTCAGCACACACCAATCAACAAGTTCCTCTCTTAAAATAACCACAAAGCCTCCTTGTTCCGCAATATCAAAAGCAATAAAGGTGGCACTTCCGTGAAGCCATCCCTCGTTGCCTTGTACATTCTTGAACTCTACCCAAATGGTTTCGGGATGTCGGTTGCCTTTGACATCCACACCATACCATTTCTCTCCACGCTTGACCCAGTAGTCAATATGCTCATAGATATCCTCTTGGGCGGTGGCCTTCTTGACCTCATAGGCAATAGACCTACAAGCATCAATAAAGCGTTGCTCGGCTAAATCGCCTTGTTGGCGAGAATACTGTCTTCTTCCACTACTGACCATAAGCGTTGTATACTGCCTTCAGTTCAACGATGCGTGACTTTAGGCAAGAACCGCAAGAGGTGGCTTGAACATTGTCCTTGAAGATGCGATTGTAGATGGTATTGATTGTTGCTTGTTCGGCTGCCTTGATTACTGGCTTACTGATGACACCACCCAAGAAGTCATACTCGTCCTTTGTCAAGCATTCGGGTTTCTTGTAGCGGAACAACTTGTTGAGCTTCTCCTTACGAGCATCACACCCGCAGTCAATACCCGTTGCTTCCGCAAAGGCATCTACTACCGCCTTGATGCCAGTAGCCGTTGTTATTTTCTCAATAGTATCGCCTAACCCTTCACTCTTTTTGCGAGGTCTTCCACGCTTGGTAGGCTTCTTTCCGATTGGTTTGGATTCGTTTTCTTCCATTGTCTAATGTATTCCAAATTGAACGCTCACTTATTTTTGTCTCTTCGCTTATCTTCTTGATGGTCATATCCGTATTGTGGTACAACTTAAAGAGCTTGGTGTCGTACCAATGCCACGACTCTACTTCCTCCCACAACTCATCTAAAAGGCGATTGTAGGCGTTTTCTGAATCGTAGTTGGGTTCTTCCATCTCCCCATCTATTTCCTCCAGCATTTCAAAGGACATTGACTTTTGGGAGGATATGAATAGGTTTCTTAAAACAACAAAGACGAAGTAAGTATTTACCTCGTCCTCGTTATACATAATCCTTTCGGGGTTCTCTACATACTTGTACATACGCAAGTACATATCTTGAACCAAATCTTTAGCCGAATCTCTATCCGCTCCGAATGACATCGCCATACGAATCCATTCATCATTGCGCTTGGCTAATAATTCCAGTATCACCAGATTGCTTGTACAATAAACACGCCAATGGCTATTTGAAATTCGTAACGATGTCCAATGTCCTCGTATCCATCTTCACCCCAATCAAGGTAGTTAACTCCGAACATAATTCCAACGAGGGGCGAGATGCGGAAGGTCATATCAATTCTTTTAGTTTGAAGAATTTGTCCTTGTAAATATACAACTCATCAAGTTTTTTTTGGAGGAGTCGTTTTTCTTCTCGTAGCTCCTTGACTGTCTGAAGTAAATCTTTGGTCGTTAGGTAGGGAAGGTGGTCATCTCCATCGGTTAAATCCTTTCGGTAGTCTACTGCTTGTTCATACAATTCCTTGTAGTCTTTGTAGACAATCAACTTGTGGTGGGACTTTAGGTAGTGGATGACTGATGCGTGATTGCGCCCAAGAATAGAACCCATCTTACTTGGCCCCGCGAGATTATGGAAAGCATTGGCGAAGGCGGTACGCGCATAGACGATAGGTCGCTTTCGGCTTTGGTCTTCTACGATTCCTAATCGGTCAAAGAAAATTTCTTTTGCTGCATAAAGTTCCGTTATTTCCATTGTCCTCTGATATAGGTTACTTCATCAATTTCGTTATTGACAAATTTAGTGTTAATTTCTTTAAGGCTCATCTCCCATATACCTCGTTGGCTTTTGATGGTGAGCATCGTTTTCTCTTGGAAGTCGTTGCATAGAGTCTTGCAAGTGCATCCCTTACAATAGTAGGTGAGGCGTTCCGTGATTTCAAAGACCTCCCCGCTTTTTGAGCGGATGTGGTCAGAGGGCTGGAAGTTCTTATAGGTTCTCGGCTGCATTGTCAAGTGCTTTTTGGAGTTTGTCAATGGTTTGCTTCATCTCGTTATTCTCAAGTTTGAGCTTTGAGTTTTCTAATCGGGCTTCTCCCAAGAAACGATTCACGCTACGCTCATAATCTATGAAGTAGTTTAAAATCCTATCCACCTCTACAAGGTCAATAATCTTGTTTATGATGTCGTTTTGCTCTTGGGTCGTTTCGGCGTAGTGAGCGCAATCATTCAACCAAATGAGGATAGCCCCAAGAAGCATCTGCTTTTCTCTTATATGGAGTTCGTTGAAGGTAGGGTCAGAAGGGAACATCCTCTTGTTTTTTAGTTTCGGGCAAGGTAATTAAATTCTTGTAGCCGATGATATATCCGACATTGTATTTGATGGATTGAACTCTAATCGGTTGGTCAAGGGGTGTAGGTCTTCCTCCCGTTTCAAGTTCTTTCACCTTGCGGATGTGGATGTCGGTGTAAATCCAATCACTTTCATGCATCGTGTATCTCGCAATCACGACAAATTCATCACATCTATTGACGAACTTACCCCCTCCTTCAACATCACTCGCCATTGGGGGCATTGGGTGTCCTTCATATGGATGTCCCTTGTAGTGAACTTTGCGAAGAGCTTCCGTAACTGGGTGAGTATTTAAAATCAATGTAACATTGAACTTCTTGCAGAATACTCGCATATGGCTTGTCGCTTCATAGTGGTATTCGTGAGTTGATACCTTACCCAAACGCTTTTGGTTTATCGTTAGGGAGTTGTATGGGTCTATCAAGACACCCTCAAAAGGAAACTCATCATAGATTTCCTCCATTGTTTCCAAGAGACTGAATACATCATACAGTTGTTCGGGGTCAATGAAGGCAAAATGCGCTTGTACATAGTCGTATTTCCGTGCGAAGGTCACATCATCAACA